TTCTTGATAAACTTTATAATCCTCTTCTACGATTCGGTAATTGCGCTCGATCCTTATTCCTTCAGCATTATTGCTATATCTAAAAAAATCAGACCTGCTAAAGTAACTCCACATTATAACACAAACATCGTCTGTGTCAAACTTAAAATTGAGAAGACGCCATAGTATTTCAGTGTTTCCGGCGCCCGGTGTTGACATATTAGCAATAGTATAACCTAACTTATCAGCAAGTAGCTTAGGCCAGGCAGAGTTACTAGGATTTGGCCCGCACCCGAGGTTACCGTCAGTACAGTCAGGTAACCCATGCCCGTATGTATATGAACACCCAAATGCAACTAGTCTTGGCATTAGCTAGTCTTACCAACGGTCTCCAAGATTGTATTGAGTTCTTCGTTTTCTTCATTAGTTTCATTGAGGCGCTGCTTGTGCGCAATCTTGATTGCCTTCTTGAGAACAGATGGCTTAACTTCAAGTTCTTCTGCGATTGCCTTAACAGTGTCGCTAAGACCTTCATTTAGTGTTTCGACTTCCTGCAAAACACTGATACCTTCGTTGATGAGCTGGGTCAGCTTGACCTTAGCTTCTTGATTAAATGTGCGTGACATAGTTTCTCCTTATAGTCTAGTTAGTATAGCAGACTGTGCAGAAAATTCAACTATATTGGTAACCTTATTTGCACCACGGGGATAATTGAATATCTATTAACTGCACGATTGCGTCGGTGGTTAGATTAGTTGTTTCGAGAAATTTAGCTACCTGATTACCCATAAAATCCTCAAATAATTTGTAATTGTGTTCAACATCCTCGTTAATTTTAGCAATTAAACTTGGAGAAGCATTTTCTAATAATTTAGAAAACTCAACTGTATTCGTTACGATACTGTTCAATGCATGGTCTACATTTTTAACTGTTGTGAGTAGTGAATAATATTCTGGAATATGCATCAATTCTTCAAATGTGCGGTATCCTCTACTCTTTAAGTCAGGAATATTACTTTCTCCGCCTACCATAATAAATGGATGCTTATTAGCAATTGCTCTCCAAGTCTTTTCAGAAAGCCATGGCGCGCCGACTCCATAATACTCCGACTCTAGTATAATACTAAATGCGGTCCGTTCGTAAAGAGTGTGATCGAATGGGAATCCCTGATGATGAAAATAGCCATCAGTTACTTTTGGTAGACACGGATGATCATTCGACAAATCTAGCAGTCTATTGCAACGAGTTACGAACATATCATATTCGTCATCGGTGTAGTCTTTAAAGAATTGTTCTTTTATTAAGTTGCGCTGATTTATAAAATGTGCCGTCCACTCAATAGAATCTAATACGTTTTGTTCATAGAACTTTTTAAGCAATCCGATTCTATGAATCTTTTGACATTTTCCTAATAGCATCAATCCTTGATTAGTTTTCGGGTTCCATTCTGTTGCTACCGGATGTCCCTTCATCCAAATGCTAAGGTATGCCAACATCATGCATCCTGAAAGATATGCTACATTACCGTTAAATGTTACTTGATGGCCCATAGTGTCATCAACAACCAAATAATACTTAGGGGCTACCCGATTTAAAACTTCAAATATTCGGTCAAGGGCGTTTTGTTCTTCCGAAGTAAACTGCGTCCGTTCAATTATTTCACAGACTAACAAAGTAGTGTCAGGGTCTTTGTCGAAAATAGCCCTTACATCCTCTTCAAATTTAGCAATTTTGAGGTCTCGGAAAGAGTATTCTTTTGTAATATCAATTTGGTAGTTTGATAGCAATAATATGGAAACATTAGGCATATATTATATAGTCACTGAAAGATGTGGTTATTCTTTTCACCATAGATTTTGATGTACTTGCCAGCAAGCATATCAGCCATTGCTTCGATAGGTGACCCAGGATAACTATCACCTGGCTTAATCATGCCTATTTCATGTTGACGAACATGTACTAGCTCATGGAATACTGTTCTAAGAATATCAACTAGATTGCGATTTTTTGCATAAACCCAAACACTATCTTCTCCGGGAACATGTCCGCCAGTATGATGATTAGTTTGAGCTTCCTCGCTATCCATTGAAAGTTCAATGCTAGGAACCTTTTTGAGATTCAACCTGTTAGCAGCCCAATCTACAAACTTTTCTACTTCACTACTCAAATCTACGCCATCTGATGTTTCATCTAGTTTGTTTTTAAGCCAGTTAGAAGGAGACTTGTTAAACTTTTTAGTGAATAGTCTTTCTAACGCTTTATCAGAAATTTTATGTTTAGAAGCTATCTTTTTTAGGAGTTTATCCATGGTGTCATATTTGTGTTTAGCTAATGAAGGAAGTTCTTTAACTAAATCATCAATTGCAGATTCGTACATGCCTTCTCCGCCACCGCCGTCTCCGCCACCTTCACCGGAGCTGTTATCGCCGTAGCCAAAGCCAGGATAAAAATATCCGCCATAAGCCCTTCTTGACTTATTTCGTTTACGCTTGCGTTCGGTGATGAATTCAATTGCTCTCATTAATATATTTATCAAATACGAAGCATATACGCTATCTCGGGCGGAATCCAGGGCTTCTTCATCTTTTCAGGATTCCAAACTATACCTGCTAGATTATCACTAGCAAATGCTTCTACATTCCCTAAATAATCTAAACAAAACACATTTACAGATTCCGGCAAATGTTTTATACATCTATTATGATAACTGTTAACTTCTAACACTTCTCTATGATAGAATATAGGATGATCTACTTTATAATGCTTATCTACGGAGTCAAGTTCTCCGCCTAATAATTCAGCTATTTGAAATGCGCTTTCAGCTACACCTACAACCGGCTTGTTACGCTCTATCATTTTGTTAATTAGAACCTGCTCAACTTCACGCCTTTGTTCAGCATATTCTCCACCAGTCAAAATTAATGAATCTAGATCGTTAGCCATGACGTTAAAGTCTTGATTTAATGTATTAGGAATAAAGAACAAGTTATGTCCTTTTAGGGTATTATACCAGCCTTGATCTATCGCATCATACACGAAACCATCATGGTGAATTATAGATTTGCTTAAGCCGATTTTCATATATCTATTTACTATAGATATGGTGATGGCGACGATTTTACTCGCCGCCATCACACTTAGTCTCTACTTAATTAGAAACGAAGACCGAAGCCAACGAGTCCACCGTGACGACCGAGATTGCCGTCGAAGTCAGTGTAACGATACTCAGCCTTAGCAAAAGTTGAGCCAATGAGCTTCACTTCAAGACCGCCGCCTACTGTAAGACCTTCGACCTTAGCAGTAGCAGTACGCTCAAGCTTAGTGTAGCCAACGCGGGTATATGCAAGAACATTCTTGTTCAAGGTATATCCGAGACGAGCGGCTGCACCGAGGTCAGCACGATCAAAAACATTAGCTGCGGTTGCTTCCGCACCAACAACTACCTTACCGAACTGAAGGTCATAGCCTAGGGCAGCGCCATACGCAATGTCAGTTGCGTCAACACCGTTGCGAACTTCATCTGCGCCGGCTGTTACCTCAAGGCGAGGACCAGCAAATTCAGATGCCATTGCAGGGGTTGAAAGAGCAGCGGTTGCGAGTGCTGCGATTGCGATTAACTTTTTCATACTTTGTTTTTTCCTTTTAAGTTTGAAAACTTGACATTTTTAATGTCAGAGTTATGTATACAACATATCTGTGTCTGTGTCAAAATATTCGGGTAACTACTTTGATGTTGCCCGATATACTCCGTCCCAATTAGCGGGAGGATTCTCTTTATACTCGTTGATTCGTTCTATCATCATATCGTAATACTGGTTCATTTCTCCGCGCCATGCTTGCTTTAATTCGCTTGCGTAGTTTGCTGCAACTTCCCAGTGTCCTTGACGATATAGTTCTAAGAATTTCATGTGTTGTGTTTCACCTAATGGATCATGGAAGGAGAACACAGTAAAGATTCTAGCAGGTTCAGTTTTACCTTTAACCGCAAGCAAATCAAGTTCAGCTATTTGATACTGGTCCAAAACATACTTCGCAGTTTTAGGTCCGATGACGATCTTAACGCCATAAGGCTTGCTTTGACCTTCGAGCCTAGATGCAAGATTGACCCCATCACCAAGACAAGTATAGTCGAAACGCTGATCACTACCCATATTACCGACAACCACAGTATCAGTATTAATACCGAGGCCCATTCCAAAAGCTGGAATGCCTTCTTTTGTAACTTCATCATTGAATTCCTCTAGTGACTTAAGCATAGTAAACGCTGTACTTACTGCATCCTTAGCGTGTTGTGCATTGTTTACAGGCGCATTCCAAAATGCCATTTGAGCATCTCCTATATACTTATCTAGAGTTCCTCTGTTCTCTAAAATTGCTTTAGTCATCGCAGTCATATAACGATTCATGATCTTAGTTAGACCCTGAACATCTTTACCATAGTGTTCTGAGATTGTAGTGAATCCGCGAACATCTGTGAACATGATGCTTAGTTCTTGTTCAGTGCCACCGAGTTGTAGTAATTCTGGTTGACGCTGTAGTTGAGCAACTAGGTCTGGACTTAGATATGTACCGAATTGCTTCTTAATCTGTTGCTTCTGTAAGTATTCGTTGATAAACTTAACAGTATAGATATGCAAATAGATTACTAATGCAGCCAAAATGTTGAAAGAAATATCAAACAGTATTTTGTTATGGGTAAATAGATAGATCGGTGCGTAAGCGTATCCTACTAGTAATATGCCGATCCATATGATTGAATATCTTACTCTTGATAGTATGATAATCAACAATGAAAGGACAACAAATGCCGCAAGATCAGCAAGAGCTACCCAATTCGGAATTGAAACAGAATCTCCCTTTATCAGAGTCTCAAGAAGGCTGGCCTGAACCTGAGGGGGCGTTTGACCACCGGACGGGGTCGCTATTGGGTTTGCTAGCCCTTTCGCAGTCACGCCTAAAATCACGATCTTACCAGTCAAATCAGGAATTGGTTCTCCAATCTCTACCGATTGAAACTGGTAGTTCGGATTAATGAAAACACGACCATATTCATCTGTATTAATTGTACCAAACTGAGGAACACGCAATGCTTCAACACCCGTCTGATTTATCTTCGCCTGATATGAAGGATCTCCCGCAGCAACTCTCAAAAGTTCTAAAGAAAACGCAGGATAATATTCGCCATTTGAAATCCCTAATAAAGGCACTCGGCGAGTTACCCCGTCAGTCTCAGGAAGAGAAGATGTTATGCCGACGCCTGCGGCAGACTCTTGAAATATTGGAATGTTATCAAGAACACATGGATAGTTCGGAAGAAAATCAGTGGGTTGTCCGTCACCGACTACAGCAATACCTGTGCGGCGAATCGGACGAATATCCTTGACACACTCATTAGTGAGTGTTTGACTGAGAACAACCGGATATTTGTTTAAGGTATCAGCAAGACTTCCATCAGTACCCATCCGATCAGGCTCAGGCATGAGAATAGTAGTACCAACGATACCAGCGTTTGCCCCATAAAGATCGCTAATAATTTTGCTATATGTTTCCCGTGGAAACGGATACTGTCCATATTTTTCAATTGCTTTCTCCCCGATATTCGCAACTACAATCTGTTCTGATTTAACTGGTTCACCCAGCATCAGATAGTCGTAGTATTTTAATTTCATACTATCAACTAGGAACGGATTCATCAACTTCACTGATAGTAATAACAATACTGTAGCTACTGCTAGCCAAGGTGAAAGTAATACTTTACTCGCTTTGTTTAACAT